ATCTGGGGGTAGAACATAAATTGTTGCAAACCCACAAATTGTGTATAATAAAGAGATGTGTACTACAGTGAAGCGAGCCATGTTCTGCACTCGTAACGGCTATAAGCACATTGAGAACCTCGATACAGTATGCGTACTCATCGGGCGTTTGAAAGGACTCACGGAGTCCGAGTATCTCGATCTATGTGCTATCAACAAGCTAGAGAATGCACGAGCGTTAGAGATGGCGAAACATTACCCCAGTCACTAAGTTGGGGACATAACAGGCCGAAAAGGTCGCGGGGCTTCTTGCCCCTCAAAAAAGGGAGAAGGACATGTACGAACAGGAATTATTCAGCAGGTATCCGGGCCGCATAATCGCGGGCATTATCTTATTTGTGATTGGCATGGGCATACTGGGTAACGCTGATATGGAAGAAGAGATCAGCAATCAGGAGTGGTACTGCGGCAACGTAGACATCTGGATAGCCTCCAAAGGCGAGAACGGCCACCCTAATTACAAAGGTATAGACTGTGCGAGTTCTTGATCTATTCGCTGGAATAGGTGGATTCACGTTAGGACTAGAACGGGCGGGATTTGAAGCAGTAGCATTCTGTGAGATAGATCCATACGCTCAGAAGGTCTTGAAAAAGAACTGGCCCGGAGTACCGATTTATGACGATGTACGAACAATCACAGCAGAGCGACTGGCTTCAGACGGAGTTGGAGTCGATGTCATTACAGGCGGCTTCCCCTGCCAAGACATATCAGTCTCAGGAAATCAGGCAGGAATACAAGACGGAACGCGAAGCGGCCTATGGTCAGAGTGCGCCCGTTTGCTTGGGGAAATTCGACCCCGATACGCCATCTTTGAAAACGTCACAAACCTGCTTAATGGAGAACGGGGAGCTTGGTTTAAGCGAGTTCTCTGGGACATTTCCCAGATCGGGTATGATGCGGAGTGGCACTGTATACCAGCTTCCGAACTTGGCGCGCACCATCACAGAGATAGGGTCTGGATTATTGCCTACCCCAGTAGCATCGGACATGGGCAGTGCATCGAGCAAGCGCATAAATCAAACGGGACATCCAAAGGCGGCATTGCGGGAAGCAGTGTTTTGGCCTACACCCAATGCGAGCCAAGGCGGCACAACGGGCAACTGGAAGCCGGTCAGGGACAGTGGTCATACCGTACAACTGAGTCTCGCCCAATCTGTCAGAAACTTACCGACACAAAAGGGCAAGCCTTTTGGCGGTCTGAACCCGACGTGGGTCGAGTGGCTAATGGGATTCCCTCTAGGTCACACAGACTTAAATGCTTAGGCAATGCAGTTGTTCCACCAATACCAGAGCTTATCGGGAGAGCTATCAATGGACATAGATGAGTACGTCATTGCAGTCCGGGCGGCAGACTCTATGGCTAAGGCATGGAGATCAGATGTGGCAATACTATCCAACCTAAAGATCGTAAGGCTGGAGAACGCTAGAGGCACCATATTAGAGATAGTGAGGTGGGATCTCTGATGAAGGATCATCGTGGTAAACTAGATAAGGAAACGCGGGATAGACACTTCCCTGAACTAAATGGCGGGAAAGGATCAAGAGCGCGTAAATCTACAGCACAAAGCCGGAAGGCATACGCTGATAACTGGGATAGGATATTCGGTGCCAAAGACAAAAGCACAGCTCAATAGGCAGATGCGACAAGAGGGGTTGAGAGACTTCCTTTCTAAGCAAAAGCTAATCGAGAAAGTCATTGATATCGCTCAGGATTTGACAGATCCAGACAAGGAATATGACGCATTGGATGTGCAACGTATGCGAACAGCGGCAGAACTTAACCTAAAGCTGGCCTCAAAGTTCCTTCCAGACCTCAAATCCACTGAGCTAACTGGCCCAGAGGGTGGCGATCTAGTCATTGCTGTTCAACGTAAGCGCTTCGATGGCGACGATTGAATATGTAATGAAGCCGCAAGGCAGGGTGCTCGAGGAGTTCGCTGACTGTCGGGCTAGAAACTCTTTCATCATGGGACCGCTAGGCTCTGGCAAGACCGTCCAAGTTATCCTGAAGTTCCTAGAGCTGATGTGCGAACAGGCACCAGTCACTCGCAAGACCCATCCAAACTATGGTGTGAGACTCTCAAGGATCATCGCGGCTCGTAACACGTACTCAGAACTATTCTCCACGACTATCAAAGACTGGCTCGAAGTCCACGGGGATCTGGGTGAGTTCAAGCAGGGCAACAAGGAGCCGCCCACGCACAAAATCCAGTTCAAGCTGGAGGATGGCACGACTGTACGCAGTGAGGTCATCTTCATCGCCTTTGATCGTCCTGATCACGTCAAGAAGGCACGAGGCATTCAGACTACATGGGTGTGGCTGAACGAGGCCAAAGAGCATTCCAAGAGCGTTGTGGACATGCTTGACTTGCGTTGTGGTCGATACCCGTCGATGAAGGAAGGTGTACGCCCTACCCATTACGGAATGATAGGTGACTCGAATGCCCCGGATGAAGATCATTGGTATTACCGACTGGCTGAAGAGGAAAGGCCGGAGGATTGGAAGTTTCATCGTCAACCGGGCGGTGTCTATCGAGAGGGAGATGGCTGGTATCTCAATGAGAAGGCAGAGAACCTTACCAACCTACCTGAAGACTATTATCGACGTGGCTTGCAGGGTAAGTCGGACGATTGGATCAAGGTCAATCTGGGCAATGAGTATGGATTTGTCTCAAGCGGCAAGCCAGTGCATCCGCTATACACTGACTCTATCCATTGCCTGCCTGATCTTTACGTGCCTAGTACTGATCAGCCTATCGTATTGGGTTTTGATTTCGGTCGGACACCAGCTTGTGCGTTTCTTCAAAGGGACGGGCTTGGCCGCTGGATCTGTTTTGATGAGTTTTGTATGACTGATAGCGGGGCTGTGGACTTTGCTCCCAGTCTCAAGCGGTATATCGAGGCGAACTATCCAAAGGCTAGGTTCCGTGGCTGGGGCGATCCCTCTGGCGACAACAAGAACCAAGCGAATGCTGATACACCATTCAAGATCATGCGGGCGGCTGGCATACCTTGCACTCCCACGCTAACGAATGACCCGGCATTGCGACGTGCGGCTCTGGAGCTACCCATGAAAGAGTTGTGCATGGATGGCAAGCCTCGATTTTTAATCAGCCCCAAAGCGAAGATGATCCGCAAAGGGTTACAGGGCGGCTTCTGTTACCGGCGTATCCAAGTATCGGGCGAGAAGTACACCGATGAGCCAGACAAGAATGAATACTCGCACCCGGTTGAGGCGCTTGAGTACGCATTGCAGGGCGAAGGTGAAGGCAGACAGGCACTGACCAACCTACATACGCAGAACAGACAGCCAAGGCAGGCACAGGTGAAGTTCAATGTCTTCTGATTGCTATGTCGTGTTTTGTAATGACAGCAAACACTGGTGGAGTCCGATACTCCATCCGACGATTAGACACTGCTATGTGATCAAGCCGGAGAATGGCGCTTGGTTGGTGTATGGAAAGACGACAAAGGGCGTTGAAATGTACACCACAGATGATGTGACCCATGTGGTTGAAAATGATATCATCGTGAAGGCTGTAATTAGAAAACCCCGACGCTGGTTGTTCATGTTGAATACTTGCGTTGGATATACGAAGCAAGTGTTGGGGATCAACAACCCGTTTATCTTGACCCCTTATCAACTGTATAGGTATTTGAAACATGAAAGCACCTAAAGCACCTAAGCCCACAGCACAGCAAATCGCTGTTGAGCGTCGTCAAGCGGCGGCATTGGATGAAGAGATTGCAGAACAAGAAGCGCGTTTTGCGGCAATGGCTCGCGGCAAGCTAGGAACCAAGTCACTGTTGGGTGGCGTACCTCGTACTCGTGCTGAAGCCGCAGGTGGCGCAGGACGTGCCGCTCCCGCTCGTACCATGTTGGGTATGGGTGGAATGGGCGGAGCCGCTCCCCGTCGTGCTGGTGGCGCTCCACGCACTGGCACCTACAATGGCTCTATGCCTCAACTCCGATAGGTAAAACCCTATGAGCTTGCCCCCGCATTTAGGCTCGATCCAAGATATCAAGGAACGAGAAGCAAAGGCGTTCAACACTCAGGCAATGTGGCACGACCAGTTGCAAGACGTGTATGAATATTTCTTGCCACAGCGCAACTTGTTCGACCGTGAAGACAAGGGACAGAAGAAGATGGACCGCATCTTTGACTCGACTGCGTTGACGGCTATCCAGCAGGGCGCGAGCAAGCTACAAGAGAACATCGCTCCGATCATGTCGCGTTGGGCTACCTTCCAGCCAACCGATGAGATCATCCGCTTGGTCGAGACAGGCCAGTTCGATGTATCAGAAGAGGACATCCGGGCGAACCTCGACCAGCAGTGCAATCTAGTATTCGACTACATCAACCGTTCTAACTTCCATACGCAGTTCTATGAGGCGGCGCTTGATCTATTGGTAGGCACAGCCACCATGAAGATCGAGGAAACGGACGATGAAACCAACCCTATCTGCTTCAACACGATCCCACAGAAGGGCATAGCGTTCGAAGAGGGTCCATACGGCGGCGTTGAGACACACTGGCGACGGTTTGAGGTTAAGGCGCGTCTGCTAGAGCGTATGTGGCAGGGCTTTGAGGCGTCTGAGAAGGTGCGAAACCTTATCGAGAACAGCCCCAACACTGAGGTAAAGGTGTACGAGGGCGTGATCTATGACCCCAAGGACAAGAAGTATTACGGATGTCTCTGGGTGAACGGCGAGAATCGTTTCTCATGGACTGAAGACTTCGGCGCATCAAGCCCATGGGTCACTGGTCGCTATACGAAGGTGGCTGGCGAGGTCCGTGGTCGTGGTCCAGCGATGCAAGCGCTACCCGATGTGCGCTCTCTGAACAAAGCCAAAGAGTTTGTATTGCAAAAAGCGGCAATCGACCTTGCTGGGATGTATACGGCTACTGACGATGGCGTAACAAACCCTTACAATATGGTCATTGCACCGGGTGTCGTGATTCCAGTCGGATCAAACAACACCAACAACCCTTCAATTCAACGTCTCGATACAGGATCGAACCTTGCTCTCGCGCAATTCGAAATCGTGGAGCTTCAGAACGCTATCAAGTTGGCACTGTTCAACGACTTGCGTGATCCTGCTGGTCCTGTTCGTAGCGCCACTGAGGTTGCTATTGAATCCCGAGAGCTTGCAAAACGGATCGGGTCGGCATTTGGGCGACTTCAGACCGAGATACTCGTACCAATACTCAAGCGTGTCGTCGCAATACTGACTCGACGCGGCTTGATCGTCCCCATTGAGCTAGAAGGCCGGGATGTCACCGTCAAGTTCACTTCTCCACTAGCACGAGCGCAGGATGGCGAGGATCTGTTG